CCCTTCACAACTCCGCTTGCGTCCCACGCCGCATTCTGCCCATCGGTGTATGCACGAGCAGACTCTGTTCGTGCGATCGTCTGTGCTCGGTTCTCGTCAAAGCCTGCTTCCTCGAGCAGCCCGATGACATCTGTGCCTGTCGCTGTCTCCTCGATCCCGACACGAATGATGTTCGACACACGCTCTGCGAGTGAGTCGCTGACAGATTGCGCCATGCGAATGGCTGCACGGTTTGTCGCTTGCACGACAAACTCTGAAGCCTTGCCGGAAAGAAGCCCGAGATCGAACGATCCATCGGGCAGAAGGGATGCGCCTTGCGAGAGTCCAGCCTCTGCGATTGTTTGTGCGTACGGCTTGGCCGTATTCGTAAGATCAGCGATGAGTTTGCGCTGCGATGCCTTGAGTGCTTCTTGCACTGCTTCAAGTTGTCGCTGTGTCACCTTGTCACCTGCACGAATTGATGCGGAGAGTTTGCGTGAGACTTCCTCGATCACCTTGTCGATGTCTGCTTGGATGCCATCTGCGAATGCACGAACGGCTCGAGCCTCAGTCGCCTCAAATGTGTCCGTGATGCCATCCTTCGTGATGACTTGTTTCTCTGCGGTGAAGTCGATCCACCACAGCGGAGGCTTCGCAGACTTGCAGTTGAGGCATGGGCAGGACTTGGCGTGGCTCATGTGTGTGCTCAATATGATGGATACCACTTTGTGGTGGTTGCGTCATAGGTCATAATCAAGGCCTTGGATACGACCGTAGTCGATGCGAGTGCAATGTTGCCTGCGGTTGTTGTCGTGAAAATGCCTGTCGGGATGATGGTGATCTGTCCGCCTGTTGTTGAAATTCCCGTTGGAGCAGTGATCGTCACGACCGAGGTTGTGCCTGACACGAAAACGATCGAAGTCGTCGGTGCTATTGTCGATGCGCTTGCGATCGTTGGAGCAACTTGCCCTGTTGACTTGACTCCGAACACACGATTTGCAGTCGTCGACGATGTGCCGATGACAGTTGTGTTTGCGCCGATCCCAATTGCAGACGACCCAATCACAATTGAGTTGCTGTCGCTGTTGTTGAGACCTCGTGATCCTGCTCCCAAGTAGCATGAATTGCTTGATGCAGTCAACGCAGTTGTGCCATCTGCATGAAACTTTCCAGCGATGTATCCGATGCATATATTGTTTGTGCTTACACCTGCAAGGTTGTATCCGCTGTTTGATCCGATGCCAGTATTGCTGTCTCCGACTGCGGAGTAAAGAGCCTCAAGCCCACATGCCACATTATGCGATCCACTTTGATTCGTATAGAGCGCATTGATTCCTAGCCCACTATTCCAACTACCAGTGCGAGTGTTCAGCAATGCGTCCTTACCAAGTGCACTATTCCCGTTACCCGTGCTATTCCAAAATCCTGCCTGATATCCAAATGCAGTGCAAAATGCGCCACCCGCTTCCATTTGCGAATGTGCATCTTTTCCAAATTTGGTATTGTTAGTTCCTGCTCCGATCCCCGCATTCGCACCATTGATGTTGATGTCTTTGGCAAATCCTGCGCCGCCTGCAATAATCAACGCACCAGTCGTCGATGATGTCGATGCCGTCGTGTTCGTCCCTGTGATGACACCGCTCGTGTTTACTGCAGTCAGCGTGCCGACCGATGTGATCGTCGGTTGCGCTGCAGTTGTCACCGTTCCTGCGGTCGTAGCACTCGTCGCAGTCGTCGCACTCGTTGCAGTCGCTGCGTTGCCGTTGACACTTCCAACGATCGTGTTTGTCACCGTTAAGTTTGCAAGCGTTCCGACCTTTGTCAAACTTGACTCGACGACATTCGCTGCAAGTGTTGCACCTGTCAATTTGCCTGCATCGGTTGATCCTGCTACGCCATCCTCGCCTTTGATGCCTCGGATGCCTTGCGCACCACGAGACACAAGCAACTCCCAACCAAAGCCAACTGGTGGTGCTTGGTTGGTTGCAGCGACACACACATACGCCGATCCATTCACGCCGACAACATCGCCGATGTCGTACTCGGTGTCGCTGCGATATGTGCCACGCCACACCATGCCCGCTTCGCCTTTGTCGCCTTGCGGACCGACTGCGCCGATCTCACCCTTCGATCCGTCGAGTCCCTTTGCGCCGTGCGCACCGTCAGCACCACGCAGACCGTCGATGCCGTTGATGCCGTCTGCACCTCGCATGCCATCGATGCCGTCCTTGCCGTCTGCACCTGGTATGCGCTTGACCTTCGCCAGCGCAATCATGTTGCGGATGGCGATCACTCGAGGATCTTTGCGCCGCAACTTGCTCACGGCAGCCTTGATCTTTTCCTTGTCGCTCACGCCTCATCTCCGAGTGCTTCGGTGAGCATCGTGACGATCTCATCGAGTGCGAGCGTGCGGTCCTTCATCGCATCGAGTTCTGCTTGCAGCGCATCGATCTTTGGTTGTTGCTGCACTGCGTCCCACGCCTTCGCCTCCATCGCTGCGATCTTGACTCGTGCGCTCGCCATCTTTTCCTGCCGTCCACTTTCGTACTCGAGCATCGCATCATCGAACGACTTGCCACCGCACATTGATATCGCAATCGCCACGGCTTGATCTTGCGCATAGCCCTCGCCGATCAGCGTCGATATCTTGTCGCCGACACAGTCGACTGCCTTGGATTTGACATCGCTTGCTGATGCGAGTTCTTCAGCCTTGCGTGAAGCCCATGCAACGCCTGCGCCCTCAGGGTTGTTCGGATCGCCACCCCACAGCATCCAAGCAATTGCACCTGCCGATGGATATCCCTCGTCGCCTGACCGTGCGCCGACTGCGTCGAGGTCCACACGATGACGAGCGAAAAAACTGTTCATGCGTCCGACCGTGTCAGGTGACAGCGAAACCATGTTGCCGATGTCCCTTGCTCGTGCAACGCCGACGGCAGTCCCGCCACGACCGAACTCCTCACGGTACTTGAGGCCTCGATTTGCAAGTGTCGCCATCTCGTCAGTCGGTGTCGTGTCGACATCGCTCAACGCCTTGGCTGCGGGTTGTTCGACTTCTGCAGTCGGTGGCAACTGCGCAGGCTCGTTGACTGGTGCAGGTGCTGCGTACGCAGGCAGCGGAGCAGGTGCGCCGAATGGAGAGACTGGAGGCACGCCTCCGAGTGGCAAGCCGTTCACATGAAGCATGTCTGCGTGCGCTGTCTCGAGTGCCTCGTAGCCTTCCTCGAGCCTCGCTTCGTTCGGTGTGCGCCAACCGCCTGCAACTGCGACTGCACGCTCTGCAGAGTCTGCGACTCGGTTCTCGGGGACTGGATTGTCGTACGCAAGATACGCATCCTCATGAATGCCGAAGAGTGGAAGGAGTCGACTGTTAAGCGTCTCCTCGTCCATGCGACAGATAGGTGCGATCGTTGTCTCACGCCACATCGAGTATCCAGCTTGCGCACTTGCGAGGTTTGGGTCGTTCGCTTTCAACATCGAGACTGGAACACCGAAGCATGCGCTGATCTCCTCAACGATGTCATCTCGACCAGTCAGATCCTTGCTTGGAAAATTCAGCGGCATGAGTTGGATGTCGCCGCTGATCGTCACCATGCGTCCGCTCTTGCGTGTCCCCTGGTGCAGCGACCGCATCGACTCCTCGAACCGCCGCATCGATGCCTCGCTTGCGCCACCTTTTACTATGGCTGCATAGTCAGGTCTACTGCAGTTCTCAAGAAATGCCAAGTCCTGTATGTGCGCCGCTTGCGATTGTTGAATCGCTCCGTATGCAGCCTCGACCTTGCCTAGCCCGTAGTAGAGGTTTCGTGGGTTTGGTCGCTTGAAGTGAATGATCTCGTCGAGTTCAAACCGCTGCATCGAGTTTCGATCAACGCCGTACAGATACGCCTCGACCAGTTCTGTCTTGCCAGGCAGGATCGTGACATTCTGCGCCGGGACTGTGTAGATCTCCGAGGGAACGCCGAGAGCCTTGTCCATGATCACATGCAGATACGCATTGCCGCATAGTTCCATGTAGAGCATGCGCATGACCGACTGCGAGAATCCGTCCTCGTATT